ATGAGTGATCCGGATCTAAAGCAGCAGCTTACCGAACGGCAAAAAAGGTTTGTTGAAGAATATCTGGTTGATTTGAATGCGACGCAAGCCGCCCTTCGGGCAGGGTATAGTCCTAAATCAGTTAAGCAGAGTGCCAGCCGAACACTGAAAAATCCCTTGGTGCAAGATGCCATTGAACAGGCAAAAACTGCGCGATCCCAACGATTACAGGTCGATGCTGATTATGTCCTGAAGGGGGCTGTGGAGTTATTTGAACGCTGTATGCAGCGCAACCCGGTTGCGGATGCTGATGGTGAATACAAGTTCCAGCACACGGGGGCGGGAAAAGCGTTGGAGATTATCGGGCGACATGTGTCGGTTCAGGCCTTTAAGGAAAAGGTTGAAATGTCGATTGAAAATGAACTGGTTGATCGCCTGATGCGGGGGCGTAAGCGACTGAATAATAAGTAGATTAAATAAGTCAGTGTTATTTTTACTATTTTTTCCATCTGATTATAGAGGTATCTGATGACCCACGGGGTTGATCTGGATCTTGCCGAGGATTGTGCGCAGTTCTATGCCGATCCGCTGGGGTTTGTGCTGTGGGCCTTTGACTGGGGACAGGGCGAATTGGTCGATTTTAAAGGCCCGCGCGACTGGCAGTTGGCCTATCTGGAAGATCTGGGCGTGCAAATCAAAGAACGCGGGTTTGACGGCCTTCACCCTGTTGCCCCCATGGATATGGCAACGGCATCTGGCCATGGTATTGGGAAATCAGCGATGTCGGCCTGGCTTATTCTCTTTATTATGTCGACACGCCCTTTTGCCAAGGGGGTTGTGACATCCAATACAAGTGATCAACTGCGCACCAAGACTTGGGCCGAATTGGGGAAATGGCATAAGCGCTGTTTAACGGGGCATTGGTTCAACTATAGCGCCAGTAAGGGGAACATGGCGCTGGTGCATAAACGTCACCCTGAAAGTTGGCGGTGCGATGCACAAACCTGTCGTGAGGAAAACTCTGAAAGCTTTGCCGGATTGCACGCCGCGAATTCGACGCCCTTTTATCTCTTCGATGAGGCATCAGCCGTGCCTGATAAAATCTGGGAGGTTTCAGACGGAGGCCTGACCGACGGTGAACCCATGCGCTTTGTCTTTGGCAATCCTACACGAAACTCCGGACGCTTTTTTGAGTGTTTCAATCGGTTGCGCCATCGCTGGAAAACCAGACAGATTGACAGCCGGACGGTGACCGGAACCAACCAGAACCTGATGCAGCAATGGGTTGAGGACTATGGTGAGGATAGTGACTTTGTTCGCGTGCGTGTCCGGGGTGTATTCCCAAGAGCAGGCTCAACCCAGTTTATCAGCAATCTTATTGTCGAAGAGGCTCTAAATCGCCAACTTTCGGCTCAACCACAAGATGCTATCGTCATTGGTGTTGATGTTGCCCGTTTCGGTGATGATCAATCGGTAATTTTGGTGCGTCAGGGACGTAAGGTGCTGGAAATCAAAAAGTACCGCGTGGATACGATGACACTGGTCGGACATGTGGTTGAAGTCATACGCCAATATCGTCCTGATGGTGTGTTGGTGGACGGCGTGGGCGTTGGTGGCGGCGTTGTCGATCGTATGAAGCAATTGGGTCATGACTGTATTGATGTGAACGCCGGAGCCAGAGCGCAGGACCAGAAGACCTACATGAACAAACGCGCTGAAATGTGGGGCGAGATGCGCGATTGGCTCAAGGGTGGTGATATCCCCACTGATGATCGGGAGCTTGAAACCGACCTCACAGCTATTGAGTACGGCTTTGATGCCAAGAACAGGCTGCAGCTTGAGCGTAAGGAAGACATGAAGAAGAGGGGATTGCACTCACCAGATGTAGCAGATGCATTGGCGCTGACCTTTGCCGAGGATATCGTGAAGTGGTCAGAGGATGACTACGGCGATATGGAGGTTGCTATCTCGGATTATGAGCCGGGGGGGTAGATTTTTTTTATTTTTAGATTAAGTCTTTCAAGTTCGGGGACCACTAGCTTTTTCCCACCTTTAAATTCGTTCCACTTGAGTGGGGTTGGTTTTCCTTTTTTTAAATTCACATGACCATAAGCAACTCCATATATTGCTTTTGAGGCATAATCATTCTTATCATACTCAAGCAGATAACGAGTAGATCTACCGAACCCATAATTTTTCAAGAATGTTGTCTCGCCTAAATTGTCACATTCATCTATTGCTTTTTTGACTGCGTCTAATGTGATGCGTTGTTCCATGATTCTCTTCCTTATTGAATGTAAAATTCTGAGCTTCACAGATGAATGAGTCAAGGTTGCGCCTAATCGAACGCCTCAACCTGTTGTTGTGTAGAGAAAGTTTTTTTACGATTTTTTTTGACAGCAAAGAAGACCCAAAAGAGATCTACGAGAAGGAATAGCCCCTGAAAGAGAAAAATAAACCCTATATAAGTTGCTAACTCTGCTAAGTGCATGTCTAGAGCGGGGGATATGTCCTCAAACTCTTGCCCAAATGGAACCGATGACATCATATAAACGAAGATACCAAGATTAATAACGCAGCAACTTACGTAGATCATAGCTGTCTTCATACGCCCCAAATACCACCGATGCCCACCGAAGACACCAGTGAACAGCCAGAGTAAGTACGCTATGGGGAGGGATTTATTCATGGGGGGCTCATTACACTAATTAGTAAGCGTCCACTATTAGATAGATTGTTATTGCTACGAACCAAAATATACAAGTAAAAAGCACTAGGGGAATGTTTTCTATAAAGTCTCTTGCGTGACTTTTTCCTATCGTGGGTTCTGTACTTAAAAGTCTCCCCATTCTAAGATCTCCGTGATCAAAGCCGCTGAACTGATAGTAAACGACTAAGATCAACCCTCCCCAAAAGTCTAAATAAGGGTATTTAATATCTAAGATAGCAACTTCTGTGTTTAATATATTTTGACAGAACTCTGCGGCAAGTACACCAGATACCCCAAACCCTGCCACTCCGAAGATATAAACGACAGCTAGATTAAGGATTTTATCAAACGCTTTCCGCATCAAGATGGATTCCCCCAAACAAAGAAGGAAGAGGGCAAGGGTTAGAAGGAAATTTATATAATTTATTTTGCACTAGCTCAACCAAGATCAATGAGTAGGTGAGGGTGACTGCCAAGGGTATCGCCAAGCTTGGTGAGTTGTTTGAGAAAGAAGAGGTGAGCAGTGTGCCGCCGCCTTCGTTGGGTGGGAGTGCGCATACGGTTATCTAAAGCTAAGGCCCTTCGGGGCCTTTTTTATAACTATTTTATTGAGGACATCTGCGTAAGGCAGCGTCTTTACGTCTTTGCCATTCAAAACGACTAGATTCAATCGCTTTTGGTAGCGACCAAAATCCTTTATCGTTACTCAACGAAGCTGTCCTTTTCTCGATGTCTATACCTCTCATGACACTAGTTATGTCTATGAGTGTACTTTCCATTTCTGCATAATATGAGTGGCCAAACAGATTGAATTTAACACCATTTACTTCAATGGCATCAATACCCCTTAAGTTATTAATAGATGTTAGTTTTTCTAAATCACTGCTATCCCCTAGCCTGGGATGCCCAACATGAACGCTTTTTGATGTTTTTAGAGGGTTATCATTATTTGAAGCGTAAATTGTGGTTTTTCTAGATAGTGTTTGAAATTGAGGTGAAATTACATTTTTGAAAGTTTGAGTATCGATATCCGCACCTACTAAAATAATTTGATTAAAAAGCTTACTTTTTTTAGGTTCTTGTATTCTTATTTGCTCAAGTGCTTCTCCTAATAATCCAGCTCCCAAACTATGAGCTAGAATGAAAACATTTTTGGATTTTTTATTCTCGGTAGCTAAAAGTAAAAAGTCTGCGAGATCTTTTTTAGCCCATTCTTTATTCGTCCAAGCTCGTAAGTAGTCTGACGGAAGATCGAAACCTTTTGTAGTACTCCCTGATGGCCAAGAAAAAATTACAGGAGTTAAGGTTAAGTCTTTTGATTCTAAGTCAGTTGTCAATTGGGCGGCTCTGAAAATGGCGTCTTCAAAAGTATTATTATAACCATGAATGTATATGAAAAGGGCATCACCTTTAGAGTTTCTTACCGCTGCTTTAAACTCTGAATAGTCTAAATTGCCAGAATTGATTATTTGAAAAAAACACTCATCAGGATAGAAAAAAGAACTAACAGATCTCCTTTCTATTTTAGTTTTTTTATGTGACGGAGGGATGAGGACGTTCTTGTATCCAAGCTCAATTGAGTTTTTTCTATCAAAGGTATTAGATCTTTCGTCCAGATAATCAGCGTTATTAAGATTGGATTGTGGGTCTCTTTTCCGATTAGTTCCGTATAGCACTTTTACAATGTTTGGTGGGGGTTCTGAGGTGACTATGCTTAACAGTTTTGAATCATAAATTTGGGGACTAGCGTTCTTATTCTGGCCGCATCCAAATACGAAAAGAAGCATTACTAGTAGCAGAAACTTCATAATGATTATCCCCTAATTTATATGTATCCCATTGCGTTCTAACTCAATATCTCTTATCATTCTCGCGGGCTAGTTCGCCCAAAGGCTCTGCAGACGCAGGGCCTTTTTTGTTATGTGTTTGGGTCTTTTGGCTTGGCGTAATGCCAGCAATCGCTCTCATCTGATAGATTACATGCTTTGACTAGGGTTACTCGATCAGCTTGCTCTTGGGTGATTGCTTGGCAGTGTCTTCCGTCTCTAGAGCAGACTTGGATCGGCGCCTTAGCGCTCATGATATCAATTGATGCATCAATTGCATCTAGGCTTTGATCAAATGCAAATGTCGCCCCCATATCTACGAATGGGTCTGTTTGGCAGGAAGCTAGAGATGCGGACAGCAACAAAACACTAATTCGAACAAACATAACAACCCCCGTTATCTGCTCTTATGATGAGAGTGGAATCAGGAAGAGTCAACTATAAGGAGTTTAGAAATGGCAGCAGGACCAAGTGGAAAGGGCAATGCAGACGCAGCAAGCGGACGGGGAGGAGGAAGCTCGAACCCGGATAGAGATAGCCCTCGTGGTGGGAATAACAACAAAAGAGACTGGAGTGCGCGCGGTGGCGGGTTCTCAACCAAGAACAAACCGGGGTTTAGTAAAGCTAAAACAAAAGCTAAGAAAAGAAGAGGCTTTCAGCCCACACCAGCCCCGGAAGATGATGAAACTTTTAGTCACCCTAATGGTGTACAATCCCCTGAAGCCCGTCGGGAATATGCAGATCGTTATAATCGAGCAAATGGTATAGGTAAGTATTCAGGTCGCGGACAAGACTATGGAAGGAAAGTCCCTGACCATATACTTCAAGGCTTAAGCATTGAAGAGAAAAAGGCTACCGCTGAGAATATCGCCCCCGAACGCAGTTTTGGCAATTCAGTTGGTAATTTTTTTAGTGGGCGGCTTGGGCAAAATTTCGCAAAAGCTGGACTAACAATCAATAATGCAGGAGAGCTTGCATACGAGGAGGATATTAATCCGGTTGGCTATGCAGCCGGGCAGGCCGTGAAGGGGTTGACGGGAAGCGGTTTTCTTGGGGGGCTTGCTGGTAAAGCTGTGTCGAGGTTCGGAGGCGCAATCTCACACACAACATCCGCCGAAAAAGTAGATCAACGTGCAGACGCCAATGGAGACAACCGCCAACGAGCTGGTGCTGGTGTTGGGCAGGGGAATAGAGCAGGGAGCGGATTTCTATCTGAAAAACCACTCTTCGACCGCGCCCAGCAAACACTCTACCCACAGCAGGAAGAAGACAAGCCGCAGCTAGGCGTAGGTGTGAGCCAAGGCAAATCCAAGGTCAGGAGAGCGCCGCAGTTGTCTGTGCTGAATGTGCGCAGGCCTACGTTTGGGAGGGGTTAAGGGATAATTTTTTTCTTATGAATTGTTTCTTTGGTAAAAACACTGACAATTATGATTGTGTTGATTGAAAATATTTTCTAACGTTGATTGTATAGGTGTATGTGAAAAATATTCTTGAATAATTTACGAATTGTTGACATATATGGCAACACAATGCAATTTGAAGATACTAAAAGATAGATTTTATGAGTGGGAGGTTTTAACAGATGAGAATGCATGTCCCTGCCGTAAACTATTTCTCATTAATGAATTTGAAGATTGGTATCATAGAGAACTTACAACTTTGAAAAAAGATCGAGGCATTATATCTCCTAAGTATCAAGTCATTGCTTTCTTTGACGAATTTGTAGGAAACATAAATGCTAAGTTTGTCAGTGATTTCCAAAATCTCAACCCTCAAGGCGATGATGTGTATGAAATGAGAATAACGGATGTAAGGATATTTGGGTGGTTTCTTATTCCAGGTGTTTTCATTGCTGTTTCTGGAGTTTTAAAAAGGGAAGCAAAAGGCAAAAGTCTTAAACCTTATCTTAAGAAAGTTATTAAGGTGAGGGAGGGGCTAAAATTACATCAACCAGATAGTGTTCGTTCAAAGGTAGGTATCCATGAACTCTTATAAATATAAGATTGACCCAAGAGATGGAGCTTATATCAAATCACTGAATAAGGTTCATTTTGAATGGGCAAATATTATTGAAGATTTCAAATCTCAGGGCGTAACTATTTCAGACTTAGCAAAAAAGCTTGGTGTTAATAAGTCTGTTCTTTCGCGCAGATTTAAGGGTGAAAGCAATGTCACTCTCAAGTCGCTTTCGGATATAGCTTGGCTATCGGGAAAGGATTTGGAGATTAAATATACTGATCGATCCAGTCAGAGCAATAGGGTTGGAACGAAGTATATTAATGAACAGAATACTAAATCTAATTCTGTTGAATTAGATAATAGGGACGTAAGATTCGCCAAGTCGAACCAATCTAACTATTCGACTGTTTCTTTTGATTGAGTAAAAAATGACTAGTTTTGCTACGTGTAAATTTTTTGATGATTGTCGGACGGAAGTCAATGGGAAGAAGACATACATTGGTGGTTATGGAAATGATTTAATAGCTGGCAGTCTTCCAATAAAGTTGAATACATTATGGGTACAGCTTAGCTATGGTTCGAGTGTTGATGCTCCAGAACTCCCAGTAAGAGTAAATATTTCCATACCAGGCAAAACTGATAAGATCAGCTTGGATCTCCCTGTTAGTGAAATGCCAGAAATACCTAAAGATGTAGATGTTAAAGCATTTCGAGTAAGTTTTGATTTTCCTATTTTTGACGTAGTTTTAAGTGAACAAGGGCGGATTGTTGTCGAAGTCGAAACCGAAAATCAAAATGTAGTACGTGCAGGTGTACTTAAAATTACATCAAACTCTTCACCTGATGCTAATAGCATACACCTTCCTCACATGGATATACCTGAATTAATTGAAGCTTTTTCACGAATTCAGGAAATTAAATCTGATAGTACAAGTCATTATAAGAACATTACTTCAAAGATATTCGATGAATTTTTGTGCCAAATCCCAAAACTACCAAGTTCTATAAATAAAGAAATTAGACTACAAGTAGGGGAGAATCGGATTTTGGTTTTCTTTGAAAAGCAATTCAAAGAAATACCTTCTGTTCACGTAACATCTTTAAGTGATGATATTAAATTTCGAGTGACAGAAATTTATAAGTACGGCTTTTCTTTAGATATTGAATATCTGAGCTCAGTTCAAGATCATCCTAGGTTTTTATTTAAATACGAAACATAAAAATCTCACCCCCATTGCATTTCATAACGATTGCAGATATTATTTCCCACGGATCATTCCGTCAGCCTCATGTTTTCACACATGGGGCTTTTTTTGTGGGAGAAATATGCAGTTAGCCGAAACGGTTATCTTTATATGAACCTTTTACATTATGCTGACGACTAAGGGTATAAATCTTTGTGCAATTTATAGTCGGAGGGCAGAATGGGGTTCGTTATTTTTCTTGTAGGTCTTGTTGGTGTCGTATTTGGGATGTGGGGGATATACACGGATGCTGGCCGGGCTCGGTTTGATGAAATGGATGGCCTCTACCCTATGTTTAGTGCTCTGCTGGGCGGAATCCTGGTCCTTGTTTCCATCATCGTGATTTATTATCGCAGTCGTTAAAGTTTGAGGGATAAAATTGTTTGTGAGACATAAATACACATTTTAACGCCTACATCTTTTCAAGGTGATCCGGTATACGTGCCCAAATCGGTGCTTGAGAGGTAAATACTTTTTTTGTTGGTTTGAACAGGTTAGGGGCATCAAGGGAGCCAGCGGCGACAGAGATCAAACCAAATTCTGTTTGTCCCCATAAATTTGATCCGCAAGTACCGCAGAAATGGCGGTGTACTTTGCGATTTTCCTTTGATGTTTTTGTATGCACTGTCGGGGTTCCAGAGGTAAGTTGAAAGTCCGTTTCCTTTACCATGTATCCGGCGTAACCATCTGTCCCTGATATTGCTAAACAGTCCTGGCAAAAACACAATAATTGTAAAACAGCAGGGCCTGTTATTTTATATCTGATTTCTTTACAAAAACATCCTCCTTCTATGATCTCTGTCATGTTTATAACTCCTATACTGCTTAATTTATTTTCTTTTATTGTAACAGGTTAAACCTGTTTGTGGTGGGATTAGATATTTTTGTGAATATGGAATGCGAAAATATTTTAAAATTGATCAAAGCTTCTCGCTAGAAAGAACAGGCAAGGTAACGCAGCATATACGGTGATAATCAAAAGCCAGAATTGGGTGAGTTGATAGTAAATATCTGGTTGGTTGATAAAGAGAAAGTAGCAAACTCCACCTGCATATAGGATTGTTATTATTGTACTGATTGTTGGGGAGATACGCTCACTGACCCAAACGGACAGACAAAGATGCGGAAAGAGTATAAGTAAAAACAGGTCTAACAGCCTTTGCTTGAAAATCATTCGACTGTTCCAGATATTCGTGAGTTATTAATCTGCATTGACGCTTCATTTAATTGGATCTAGTTGTGTTTTGGAGAATAGTGATCAGGCGCGTATATTAAGTCAATATACGATGGCGTGATCATTTCTCAAAAAGTGATTGTAAAATTTCCTAATTTCATTAGGTTTATTGTGACTGATTGATTGTACCGAGCGCCGCAAACCTTTTGAGGGGCGCGGCGTTTTGGTGTTTGGTGTTTAGTGCTTAAGTTAATATTCATGACAAACTGTGGTTTAGCTTAAAAACGGCAACCAGATTATCCATGAACAAAACTAAGAAAAAGGGGTGGCCAAAGTGAGCGCTTTCTGCGTTATCTTTAGTGATAATCAGCTGCGCATATTTCCCAACGCATAGCCTATGCTAGAGCAGACGAGTAGTAAAATTATCGTCGTTATTCCATAAGTGCCGCCAATAAAACTGATACTAAACCAGCTTAATAACAGAGCAATAGTTGTACCGATAAGTGCGCCCAATAAACTATTTTTCATAGGAATATACCGTGAATATGTGTCCTTATGGTTGTGTTTATTTTGAATGGATTTTTACTCGCCGTCAATATTTTGCTGTGAAAAAGTTGTGACTTTAAGGAATGTTATTTCTAATTAATTTTTGCTTTTTGACTTTGTTGCCATCTGTACCTCTAGCTGATTTAAAGGATGTCCCGATATTCGTTATACAACCCAAGAGGTTCAAACATGCATTTTAGGGGATCATGTTCGGATATAGGGCGAAAGCGTGAACTTTTGGTTTGAAGAGCTTTTTGGTCTTCTGCTTGCAAAGGAATACCTTGGGCCATTTTGTTGAAGGCTATGTGATGCCCTGATGTCATGAGGTTATCCCAAGTGTCTTTGGTGTTACAGGCACACATTTTGGATTGTTCTACTGGTTTTAGATTAATAAGCCTATTTACCGCCTTCCTCATGAAGCTTTTTTGTTTTTGGGTGATCTGAGGATGCTCAATGTATTGGTTGAATTCATTAACGATACTATCTTTTGTCAAGTTGGTATCTGCCTGCTTCATGCATGCCATATAGCCAATTGACTTGCCAGGTTGATCGAACAATCCTGTGACTTGCTTTAGCTCGTTTAAAATTTCTGGCGGGTATTTTGTGAACTCGCCATTTCTCATTTGACGTTCAAGTTCCTTAGCATCAACTGATTGCGCATAAGATGCATTGGTTATTAACAAGCTAGAGATGAAAAATATCGAGGCAAGAAAGCGCATGAGTTAATCCTGTCAGGTGCAGTGAATTGGTAGGGATTAATACAATCTAAAACGAGTTTTCAGTTCACTATATAATCCCATAGGTACAAGAGTACATTTTACTGATTTGGGTATTTTTCCAGAAGGCTTTGTTGCAACCAGGGTGTATGCGAGATCAAGTATTTCTTCCGAAGTTGTATCAATCCCCAATGCGAGTTTGTTAAAAGTCTCTTTCTGATTATCAGGGAAGTCTTTCCAGGTGTAATCGGCCATGCAAGTGGCAGTTTTGGAAGACTCTTCGGGTGTCATGTTGAGAATGCGATCTTTCAGTTTTTCAAAAAATACAATATGTGAATGAGGGGCGCCGGGTTTTGATTTTAAGTCATCAAATAGCTTGGCGACTTTTTGCCGTTCTGCTGGGTCTGTGATGTCCTGATAATTATAGCGATAGATGACGGCTTTGCCGGGGATATCGACCAACTTTCTATCCAACGCAAGAGTATCAAGTGTTTTTTGATCGTAGTGTTTAAACTCACCGGATGTCAGCGCGTGCTTCAGTTCGAAGATGTTGGTTATGCTCTTTGCCATATGAAGAGGATGATGGTGCGAATAGTTATCGTCAGATTTTGTCTGTGTTGCGGCTTTGTCCTGGTTAGCATTGGAGGTCGTTTGACATCCTACCAAAACCATAAGGAAAGCCAACGAAAGAATTATGCGCATTTTTAAGATCTAACCATATGAGAAAATGATAAGTAAGGTTCAATTTCTCGTAACGGTAGAATGTTAATACTTTTGGTTCAAATGATTTTTACCTGTGCTGGTATTGAGGTCATAAAAAACCATCTTTGGAATAAACGGCATAGTTCCGAGTGTTTATTTCTATGATACTTTTTGTTTCGCTTATTTAACAGGTAATATCCCTATGGGAAAATACGCCTTGTATTGAGAAAGCTCCACTGATGTGGGGCTTTTTTTGTGTAGGGAAAGGAGTTGGCAATTTATAAATTAATGACCTATGGAGATTTAAATGGGGTATGGCTCAGACCGTCCCGGTGGGACTAATGAACAAGAACGTGATGTCGTCGGTGGAAATGGCCCGAGCGATAATCCAGGGGGAGGGGGGTGGAGGCACTCTGATCCATGGAATGATCCTGCGCCTGGTAAAGAGCGGTCACAATCACCTGAAGCACATCGTTCTAATGTAAGAGATTGGCAAAATGCGATGGCAGGGCAAAGAGCTTCTGCTCTTGCTCGACAGAGGAAAGTTCGTCGAAAATCTACTTTGGATCCACAGTACCCAGGAGTTGCGAATTTTGGCGCGGGGATTCCTGTAGAAGAAGAAGGTTCTGGTGCACATCCAAAGCATGAACGCAAGTGGGGAGGGAGACAAACGTCCTCAGGTCGTGCTGCTCAGAATATGGATAGAAGAGGATATCATGATTATTTGGGATCTGTTTCACACAAGGCTTATCAACAGAGACTTTCTGATTATATGAATGAAGGCAATACGACTAGTGAGAATATTGGTAATTTTATCGGCAGTGCTTTTGGCTTTAATGAAGTGAAACCGAGTTTTTCTCCTCGAAATCTGAGTACTAAGGCTAGTTGGGGATTCAACCCTTTTTCTGGTATTCCCGGTGCTGCGATCGGTTTGGGGTTAACAATGGCTAATCCAGCACTTGGAATTGGTTATGAACTTTTACGCGGAAGTACGGGGAAAAGACCCGTTGGGAGTGCTCTGTCTAGTGTTGCTAAATTTGGTAGCATGGTTAGTCCGCTATCAAGAGTGGCTCAGGGTCTAGGTTTCGGTAGCATGTTAAACGGTGTCGCTGATGAATTTGGATGGGGTATAGATGATATCCTTGGAACACGAAAAGATGGATGGTCAGGTTTTAATGTCGGACCTGATGTAACGTCACCGGATTTTAAAAAAGCAAAAGAATCTTTGAAGAGCACTTCCCATAGATCTGATGCGATTCAACGAGGATATAGGGGGAAACAAAATTCTTCCTTGCAGCGCGATGGCGGAAGAAGTGATTTCACTGACGTGTTTAACAGGCGACCCGAACACATTCTCTATCCCTATATAGAAGACGATTCAAATTCATCTGTAATACCTGTAAAATCCAGAGTACGCAGGGCGCCAAAACTATCAACACTAAAAGCCAGACGTGCAAATTTTGGGAGGGTTAGATAAATGGGATTAGCTAGTTTTTCATCTAGTAATTATGAACCCACGAAAGACAGAGATGCTGGATTTTTACGGAACAGTCTTTCGTCTAACAGGGAAAATAATAGCTCCTCAAGATCTTCTGGCGTTTCACTCGGAAGTTTTCAGGCTCTTGGAGGCTATAGTGGATGGCGTTCGCCTGAGCAGGTTTTATATCCCAGTGTTAATGACCCTAAGCCTCTATTGTCACCCTATATCAGTTTAACTCCGTCGCCTGTTCGTCGGGTTCGTGGCTTGGCGACGTTAAATTTATTACAGCCTGAATATAATCGTGTTCGTTAAGGGAAAGTGAATAGTAAGGCTGTTCGTTTTTGAAGCTGGAATTGTAACTGCGTAGAGCTTTTGAAAGCGGCTGATTTATAAAGTAAATGTAAGAGGTAATCATAAATGAGTATCGTTACAAAATATGGTGAGAGCTTCAGAGAAGACAGACGACCAAATTCTGGAAGTTTGGTGCGTGTGTCAAATAGAGAAGGGCAAGGGTCTTCTTCTAAGTCTTTAGTGAGAGCTAACATAGAAAGACCGCAAGGCTTGTATGGAAAATGGCGTTCGCCCGAAGAGGTTTTGTACCCCAGTGTGAATAATCCAAAACCTTTATTGTCACCCTATAGCAGCTTAAACCCATCGCCCGTGCGGCGTATTCATGGCTTGGCGACTTTAAATCTATATCGCCCTGAATATAATAAAATCAGGTAACAAATATTCTTCGTTATACTTTGTTTGTACTTAGAGATAACGGTATATTCGTTCTTGGATAAATAGGTCCTCTGGCAGACATAGTCTATTTGCGGATTGGTCGCTTTATAGAGATAAAATCATAACTGGGAAGTCTTGAACCCCTCGTATTTGGTACGAGGGGTTTTGTTATGTCAGGACCCAATATAGTGAACTGGAGATCTTATGGAGCTTGCTGAGAAGGTAATTAATCGTCAGGCCGCGTTGGCAAACGAACGATCCAAGTTTGACAAGATCTGGATGGAAACGGCTGAACGTCTTGACCCTTTTGGATCTATTCTTGAGGGCAAACGGGGTGACATGTCAAAGATGTTCAGCTCTCGGCCTTTGCAGGATTTGGCACGTTTTTCTGCAGCAATCGAAAGCTTGCTTATACCACGAGGATCAATCTGGCATGGGTTGGAGCCTGTTGATGATGATTTGCGGGAAAGCGATGAAATTCAGGCTTGGGCAGAACAGCGTACAAAAAAGCTTTTTTCAGTTCGCTATATGGCTAAATCCGGCTTTGTTTCAAATACGCAGCGCATGTTTCGATCATTGGGTTGTTACGGCAACCAAGTGTTGATGACAGAAGAGGTCCTATCCAGAGGGCCGGGTGGCGAAGATTTGCCACCAATCCGTTATCGCATGATTCCGATTATTGAATGCTTTCTGGCGACAACGGCATGGGGGCAAGTGGATACCTTTTACCGGGTTTATAAGCTTACCTTACGACAGATTATAGATGAATTCGGTCTGGAATCTCTGCCAGAGTTTTTGACGATAAGATTAGACAAACCAGATTTACTGGAAGAAAAATTTGAAATTATCCATGCCATAGACACGACCTTGAATGGAGATACGCAAACGGCTCTTCCCTGGCCGTCTGTTCATGTCCTTAAAGGGCATCATCATGTGTTGCGGCAATCCGGTTATTATGAATTCCCAATTCATGCGTCATCGTTTGTTGAAAGTGACGGTGAAGCCTATGGTTGGGGGCCGGGTATGATGGCGTTGCCGGATATTAAGCAGCTTAATGTCATGAACAAAACAACGATTGCGGCAGCAGAACAGGCGGTGTCACCGGCCTTCGCAACTGTGCAAAAGCTCAAACGTCGTCTTAACCTTAGTGCCAATGCGATTAATCCGGACCTTGTAACAGATGACGGGCGTTTGAAAATTCAGCCTATTGTGACTGGGGCACGGCCAGATATCGGCGAACAACTGATTGCTAAAAAGCAGCAGGATATCAGTGCCAATTTCTATGGTGATCTTTGGCAGATATTGGTGAACAAGCCTGATATGACAGCTTATGAAGCTGCTTTGCGGGCGCAGGAAAAGAACGAATTGATCGGCCCACCATTTGCCAAGCAGGAAGAAATGTTGGCGTCTATGGTGATGCGTGAAAATGCGATCCTTGAACGTCAGTCGGAAGACGGGATTATAGATCTTCCGCCACGACCAGATGTGTTAACAGATAAAAGCCTGACCCTGAAATTTACCAGTCCGATGGCAAAGTTACGTCGTGCGGCAGAAGATGTGGGTATTCAACGGACGCTGGAAACAGCGGCACAACAGGCACAGTTTGACCCAACAATCATGGATAATTTTGATCACGACCGTATTATTAGAGCGCGTGCCGATATTAATGGTATGCCTGCGGATCTGATGCGTCCTGTGGAGGAGGTACAGGCAAGCCGACAGGCCAAAATTGAGGCCGAGCAACAGCAGCTAATGGCAGCGCAGCAAGCTCAGGATGTTGATACGGCGGGGAAAGCCTTGCCTATTATGGAAGCACTTGGGGCTGCCGGAATTGATCCGGGAGGTAATACTGACCCGAACCTGATAGCTGAAGGTGAGGCTTGATCATGCTCAAAGTCTGGCCCTTTTCGCTTAAAAAACAACATGAACTTGTCGAGGCCTATAGCCGGCTTTTTGCATCATCTGATGGTCAGATGGTTTTGGCAGATATCCTTGATCAGGCGCAGGCTTTTGAAACAACGCCCCCGGATGGACCGTCAGTATTCAATGACGGAAAACGCGCTGTCGCTTTTGATATTTTACGGAAAGCTTCTGTCAGCTCTGACTTGAGAGCAGAGTTGGCAAAGGCGGCGTATTTACAACAAGAGGAAGATACACAGTATGAGTGATGATCCCGGTTCAAGCGGTCACGAGTTTTCGGGGATTGAAAGCTCCGGTTATTCGCAGCCTTCTCCAAACCAACCCGCATCGCAAGATAGCGGGTCTTTTTATGTAAAAAATACAGGTGATGATCGGGGGAGGCACACAGCGCCAATCGAGCAATCTGAACCTTTCGTAAACGAGAGGCTGCACGAAGGTGATGATCTTTCAAATGGTCAGGAAGTGGCAAATGATCAGGCAGACGATCAAGCGACTGGGCAGGACGGTTATATCAAACTGCCGTCAGAGGGCGCCAGTGAAGAAGAGGTCGATGCTTTTTATGCGGCGTTGGGTGTGCCAGAAACGCCGGATGGTTATGAGTTACAGGTTCCAGAAGAACTGAGTTCTCAGCATAGTGATGAAGATTGGAAAGCTTACACGGGTGCTATTAGTGAACTCTCGCATGCGTTGGGTCTTTCACCGGAACAGGCACAGGCGCTAGCCGATATGGATTTGCAGGCCAAGACACAATCCATGGAAAACATGGAGCGTGAACAAGAACAGTATTTAAGCCAACAAATTGAGGAAACCACACAAACGCTAAGCGATGAGTGGGGATCCAAAATGGATGTGAATGTCAGAACCGCTAATCGTGCCTTGAAGGCATTGGGTGGTTCTGAACTTGAGGGGGTGTTGTCTGAAGCCGGGGTCTTAAATGACCCCGTTGTCATTCGCGCCTTTCATAAAGCTGGCCTCTCCCTGGTAGAGGACAGCAGCCCCGGCGGTGCCGGTGCAACCAGACGCAACAAATCTGCTGCGGAAATTCTCTACCCATCATCTACTAAGGAAGGCTGATTATGGCTACACTTGGAAATACCTTTGTCGATCTTATCGATATTTATAAACAAACTGACCCGAATGGTTCCACGGCAACTATTATTGAGCTTCTGAAACAGCAAAATCCTATTCTGGATGATGCGATTGCGATGGAATGTAACAAGGGATCTGAACACCTACACACTATTCGTACTGGCTTGCCATCTGTTTCCTGGGGGGCATTGTATCAGGGCATTACGCAATCTAAAGCCAAGCAACAGCAGGTAACGGATACAACAGGTTATCTGGAAGCACTGGCAACGATTGATGAGCGTGTCCTGAGTTTGTCAAAAAATGAAGCAGGTGTGCGCCTTAACGAGGCCATGGCGTTCATGGAATCAATGAATCAGGAAGCTGCTTCGGGTCTGTTTTATCATGACACGGCATCAACCCCTGAAAAGTTCAAAGGGCTTTCTTCCCGGTTCAATACGATTGGTGGCGGTGGTGCCGGTGAACAGGTGATCGACGCTGGTGGTACGGGGTCGGATAATACATCTATTTGGTTCGTAACCTGGGGCGATCGTCACTGTCATCTGCTTTATCCGCAAGGCACTAAAGCTGGCTTGCAACGTGATGATATGGGCCGCCAACGCGTTTTGGATGAAAACAATAATCCATATTACGTGAAGGAAGAAAAGTTCACATGGCATCTTGGTCTGGCGGTGAAGGATTGGCGTTATGTATCCCGTGTTGCCAACATTGATGTATCCCAGATGCAGGCCGGTAATGTGAAGCTTTATGATTTCATGCGTAAAGCCTATTACAAACTGCAAAGCCGTATCCGACGTGGCGATGCCGCAGGTGGTCGTCAGGTTATTTACTGTAACCGTGATGTACTTGAAGCTCTGGACGCACTGGCCACCAATGCCGGGGCCGGGGACAACTTTGTTCGCCTAAAAGACAGTGAACTGGAAGGTCAGGAAGTGCTGACCTATCGCGGTATTCCAATTCGTGAAACCGATGCGTTGCTCAATACCGAAGCACGCGTTCTGTCTGCTTAACCCTTATCAAATTTAGGGACCAAATTTAAAGGCCGAATTTAGAGAGAGATTTTAATATGATTCATAGTAAGCAACTCACCTTCTCTGATCAGCAGGCAATTACCAGTACTGCTGCGTCGACCAATATCCTTGATCTTGGTACAACTGGAACAGTTGTTGGTGCATCTGTAGCGCTGCCAAGTAATCCCGGTGATGGCACTGCGGTACCATTGAATGTTCAGGTGACAGAAGATTTCAATAATCTGACCTCATTGAAAATTGCGATTGAAGTGGATAACACAACGAGCTTTTCTTCGCCGCGAGAAGTTCTTTCCCAATCTATTGTCCGGGCTGATCTTGTGGCTGGGAAACAGACATCGTTCCACATTTTGCCCAAAGGTCTGGATGAACGTTATATGCGTCTACGCTATACGGTGTCGGGTTCAAATCCGACCAATGGCAAAATTTCTGCGGGAATTGTGGCCGGAGTTCAGAGTTAATGGCACTGCGGGCCAAATCAGCAAAAGGAGCTTTAGCAAAGGGGCCGCGTGGTTCATCCAAAGCTGTGTCTGCTGAGAATGTTTCTGGTGGAGGAATTTCCGATGCTAACAGTACTGTACCGAAAGCTGAATCGCTGAACGTACGCGCTATTGCTTTGGGCTATTACGGCGCTCAGCTCAGAGAAGAAGGGGATACCTTTGACTTGAGAGAGGCCGAACACTTTTCATCCAGTTGGATGGAAAGAGTTTAAGGTTATCAAAGATTGAGTTTCTTTGATGTTTGAGAAAGCGGGAGATCGGGAAACGGGTCTTCCGCTTTTGTATTATTCCACAACTAGAGGTCAGGAAAACAGATGAGCAGCAAGGTTGAAATCTGTCGGGATGCTTTGCAAATCCTGGGTGATAAATCCATTGTTAGCCTGGAAGACAGCAGCAAAGAAGCACGTCAGTGCAAGATTGCCTATCCCAGAGCGGTAGAGACCGTCTTGCGTGCCTATCCCTGGTCATGCGCGATCCGTCGGGTCAAGTTGGCTGTATCTGCGGAAGCGTCTGCCTTTGGCGAATGGAAACGATACCGCCGCCCGGTTGATGATATTCAGGTTTTGCCAATAACAACGACAGGTGAAGCCAATGGCTTACCTGTGACCTATCAATTGGAGGGACGGTATATCCTGTGTCATCAGGATGCGCCGCTTTATTATCGTTATATCAGTAGCGAAGTAGAACCTTCGGATATGCCACCGGACTTGCGTCGTGTTGTGGCGGCTCAACTGGCCGTGAGATTGGCAGAGGTTCTAACTGGATCTCAAACCAAACTGAATATGGCACTTGGTCTTTACAGGAATGATCTGGCACTGGCCAAAGCAAGCGACATGATGGAAGACGGTGTGAGTAATATTGTTCCGTCGTCTTGGGTGGAGGCGCGAAACTGATGCCACCAAGAACCCTTCAGGCCAGCTTTGTTCGCGGTGAGATTACGCCCCGATTGCACGGACGGGAAGATACCCAGCTTTACCAGACAGGCTTGGCCCTGTGTGAAAACTGGATTGTCCTGCCCCATGGCGGTATGACGCGTCGTCCGGGAACACGCTTTGTCGCAAAGGCGAAACACGCGGATAAACAATGCCGTCTTATTTCGTTCGAATATTCGACAGAAGACGCCTACATTCTGGAAATTGGCGATCTTTACATGCGGTTTTACCGTGATTTCGGGCAAATCGAAAAAGATGATGCCCCTTATGAAATTACCACGCCGTACAAGGAAGAAGAGTTGTTCGATCTGGTTTTTACCCAGACCGAAAACAGCCTGTGGATCGTGCACAAGGATCATCCACCCAAAGAATTGAAACGCAACGATCATGCTGATTGGGCATTGGCGGATATTGTCTTTACGTCAAAGCCAGCAGAATGGAAGGCGGGGAATTACCCCAGGCGTTGTTCTTTCTATCAGCAACGATCCATCTTTGCTTCACCACCGGATCAGCCGCAAACGATCTGGACGTCGAAAACATCCAACGAGAAAAATTTTGCTTTAGGTACCAATGCCGATGATGCGTTCAAGGCTACAATCAAGGCTGGACAGGTCAACCATATTCAATGGATGGTCGAAGGGCGTGCTTTGATGATGGGGACATCCGGAGCAACCAGAACCCTGAGTGGATCTTCTGCCAATGAAGCCTTGACCGTGACGTCGGTTATCAATCGCCGTCATACAACGGAAGGGTCAGCAGCTATTCCACCAATCCAGAAGGGAGAGGTCGCACTGTTTTTGAGCCGGAACAGAAAACGATTACATGAGTTTGTGTTCTCGTTTGAGCGTGACAGCTTTATTGCGCCTGACCAAACCTTTTTATCCCAGCATATAACTGGAACCGGGATCAAGGATATGGACATGGTCAACGACCCTGATTCCATTATCTGGATGGTACGGGACGATGGTCAACTGGTCGGAGTGACCTATGAAAAATCACAGGAAGTTGTTGCGTTTCACCGTCATAAACTGGGTGGAACAACCGATGACCATGATTGGGGCGAAGTTGAAACCGTGGCGGTGACCTATGAGGCAAAGCGGGAAGTTCTATGGTTGTCGGTTAAACGTAAAGTCAACGGAGAAATCGTGCGCCATATCGAGTTTATGGAAGCCGGGTTTGACGATGGCCTGGATAAAAAAGATGCCTTTTTTGTAGATTGCGGCGGAACCTATGAGGGGGAAGCGGCAAACACGATTAACGGCTTTGATCATCTGGTCGGTGAAGAGGTGGATATTCTGCACGATGGCAAGGTATCTCCGAGATCAACGGTGGCAAATGATGGCAAGGTATCGCTTAAAAATAACCGTACAGGTTTAAAGATTACGACCGGGTTGCCTTACCAGTCGGTCGTACAGCCCTTGTCCCCGATTGTTGCTTTGCAAAATGGGACAGGCAGAGGCAAGAAAAAGCGTGTTGTTTCCATGGGCGTTGATGTCATGAACACAGGAACAATCGAAGCCGGAGATAGTCTGGAAGACACTCAAACACATATCTTCCGAGATGGATCGACACCCTTTGGTCAATCTCCAGACCTCTATACCGGGTACTTGGAAATTGATCCGGAAAACGGCTTTAGCGACAAGGCACAAATTTTTATCAGAGCAAGGCAACCACTACCGGCAACAATTCGATCACTGATCACAGAAGTACAGTCAGAGGGGTAACATTATGGGGTTTCTTGAAAATAAGTTTAATAAAGATATTACTGGGGTAAATAAAGATAGCAAAGAAAGACCCATAAGAGGAAACGAGCTGTACAACGGAAGATATGGAACGCTTCCTCTCCCAACAACAGAGCCTGTTAATGCAGAACAATATTACAGGTTCCTAAATTATAACCCAGAAGATGGGGCTGGAGATATAGGTAATATATTCGCTATGGTGATCCAAGGGACATTATCAATGAAGCTGAAGAAGCTGCTCGTCAGTTGTTGCCAAGAGATAAAGAAGGAAAACCCTATAAAGGATTTGATGATGCACAAGATGCTGTACGGCATGCGTTGGGAAGTTATCTTTTAGTCAAGAAATATGGAGTTGATGTGGCAAAAGAAATAACTGATGGACATGAAAGAACTTCTTTCCCTTTAGGTTATATAGGGCTGGATGACGATAATAGAGAAAGTGAGTTGCAAGATCTTTATAACAATCGAGTTGGTCGAGATGCTGCAATGAATAAAAAGAATAAGAATTTAAAAACTGCTGATATAATTATGAAGCTTTATCAGGAAGGTAAACTTCAGCATTCTCCCTTTGTTTTGAAACGGTAATAAGTGATTAAAAATAAAGGGCTGAAAATTGAGACAAAGCCAATAAACAAAATGCTATAAAAAAGAAGGTTGATGTGTGTAGTAAAGTGTTCTGCCGTTGACATCCCATAAATTTCAAAAATTAGTTGGCCCAGAGTTGGTGGGTAGGTTTTAAATAAAAGCCAAATTGTAAAAGCGCTACTCGTTAAGGTCCAAATAATTATTATTGCAATAAATGAATACTTCAAGAAGCTGTAATTTCTTATAATACTGCTCGTCCACAATTTGTACTGGAGTATTACCTTATCGAATATTTTTTTATTCTTAAGGTAAAACGGTCCTAATAAAGTAATTTTGAGGGATATAAACAAGAATAAGAAAAGCAGCAATGATACGGCGATATCCCGGAATTGACTGTACATTTGTAATTCGGGAGGCCGGAAATCTTTCCCGGCTCGTATAAGATCATTGGGTGTTAAAAATATAAAATAAAGAAATAGGCATAATGCGAAAAGTATACTTAGTGAAAAAGAAACTAATCTATATGTCCAAGGGTAATTGCTACAGTATTTTATAAGTATTTTGATGTGTTGGCCCATTATCAAAATTTTCGATGAAAAACATAAGTTAACGTGTCTCATGAAGGTGTAAGTAGATACCGGTCGGTTACATGTAACGATAGCTGGTTTCAATTTTATAAACAATTAAATAAAGGGAAAAGCTATGGGATGGTTCAAAAAGATATTTAAAAAAGTCGGTAATGTACTGAAAGGTGCAGCCCCTGCTATTGGTGCTCTGGCAGGTATCGGCGGGTTGGGGGCTACTGCTGGTTTACTCGGTGCTGGCGGGGCACTTTTTAACGGCTTTGCCGAACGCAAACGGGCAAAAAAACAGGCTAAAATGGCAAGACGGTTTGCGGCGCAGGAGGCCGCGATTAGTCGACGCAATACACAACGTTTGGCGGGGCAACAGCGTGCCAATTTTGCCGCTGCGGGTTTGAAAATTGAAGGTAGCCCGGCCCTGTTAATTGAAGAGACTGAAAAGCTGGGGGCGCAGGAAGTGGATAATATTCTCTACGCCGGAAATCAGAAAGCCAAAGCTTATAAACGTGCTGGAAACAACGCTATGATCGGTGGTTTTCTCAATGCGGGATCGTATTTATCTTAAGAGTTATTTTTTACTACATATGGTAGAATATTCTTAAGGGGTGTAGGCTCTGGAACTTGGTGTCTGGCGGGGAGAGAAGATGGATCTAGATTCTATATGTCATCGAGTTGTCGTTTTCTTTTTGAAATGGTCAATCGTCGTTATTACGTCCCTATGTTTGTGGTTTTATCTTGGCGCAATAAAACCTGTTTATGCAGAGAGCTGGAAAGACTGTCCGGGTATCGAGCGTAATGAACCGCTTCATAGTGCGGTCAGGCAGGAAGCGTTATCTACTGTGAAATGCCTCCTGAAAGGGGGATATAATCCAGATACGCTTGGTAAATATAACTATTCTTCTCTGTCCTTAAGCGTTGACGTTGATATCAACAGTGAAATTCTTGATTTGCTTCTTGATTATGGTGCTGATGTAAATATTAACAATGGAAGTGCTCTACAAGTTGCAATGCTCAATCTGGGAGAAGCAGTTAACTACTGGAATTCCATTGAGAATGCATCCGAACAAGGGGAAAATGACGACGCTCGGAACCTGGAGCAAGATGTTTTAACAAGTTTACAGATGCTTTTTAAGCTGTTGGATTATGGGGCAAATTACTATTTAATTCGAAATGAAGACCAAGACCCTGAATATTCCCATCTTGTATTCTTGATTTATAGTGTGTGCCAAGTCGATTCAGAACATTTTTATCATTATCTGGATTACGAGAATATTTTTAATGGAATAAAAACCAAGTCCCAATTCAGGATATTTATGACTAGGGATGAATTTCAGGGAATTCGACATCTTGAGGTTTTATCTAAGCTTGGTCTGTTTGATTATGAATGTCTTTTATCGTCCCAGAGAAATTTTCCTCCTGAAGAGAAAATTTAAATCCCTGATCGATAATTCTATGGTTGAATGAAGGTTAAGTTTTTGAGTTAATTGGCTATCTGAATTTGATAAAAATGAGATTATTGAATGTTTATTACGGCTGTTCAGTCACGTTTTAAGGAAATAGAATTCAAACGGGTACTGAAAGCCTTTATCATTTCTATACTGGTTCTTTTTCTTCTGACCTTTACATATGAATTTATTGATAAGATTTATTATGACTTTACTTCTATAGATGGAGCGAACCCTCAAAAGACAAATATGCTTCTGGAGAGAGCTCTTGAGTTGATTATAAAGTTTTCGCTTTATTTAATCCTCTATCAAATCCCGTCAAATTTACCTGTTCTCCTGGGGGGATTGGTTCTGAATTTCTGTAAAGTCAAACGGATTATTTGGACGTATCTGTTATTTATTATCTGCTTTATTTCATATGATGTTTATAACCTTTTTGATTTTATGTATCCGCGTGAAGGTACATCAACCTTTGGATACAGCACGAGGGATTGCGTGGCTATTGTTGATAATGTTCGAACCGCTTGCGGGTATGAAATCTGGGCGAAAGGTTTTTTCAGGGATTTGGTTGAAGCGTTGATTGGTGCAGCTGTTTACCTACGATTTTATCAAAGAGGAAACAAAGAGAATGTCAGACAAATGGCAGTTAAATAAGGATGGCACGGCTACTTTTTTCACGGATGAATATGGCCCTGTCACGATTGATCAGGATAATTTTTTTGATACAGCCCGGGATGATATCATCGATATTAAAAAGAGCGATGATGATTATCATGAATATGGCTTTTTATATGATCTTGGTATTTCAACCAAAGATGTTGATCATGAAGTAGTTTCGTCAGCTTTGGCGACCTTTGCAACTCCGCTAGGACCAAAGTATGGAAATTTTGCTGGACCTGGGTTTGTAAAGCATTCTTCGGCTAATCCGGATGTTGTGACAAACTACACAACAAACTTACATCTTCTTGATCCCGGATTGGTACAGCGTACTATCGTCGTGAAAGATGGAAATTACCATATTCGTACTGTAGGTATTGGCACTGGTTATTTTAAAGATCAGAATGTAGATTATGCGAAAGATGTTTGGGGTTTTGCTGATAAAAGAATAAAGAATTGGATTGAGTCATACCAAAAAAGTAACAGTTTACGAATGGTTCCATCACACAAAAAGATAATTGGTGATAAAATAGAACAATCAATACTTAATGACCGCCTGTCTGGTGTTTCCAATCCAGATATAGCCGTATCTGTAGAAAGCAATGATGGTAAAAATTCATTATCCAATCCTGTTCTTTTAATAGATCCTGAGGACGCCATTGATAATGAAGTAGTTTTGTCGGAACGTATGCAGCAAGGTTTCAATAAATCTCAAATCGCTAGCCCAGAGAGTGAAGCCGAAGGCAACGTGCATGGTTTTTTGAATAATTTTTCAAACAATGAATTGTTGCGATCAAAAGGGATGTAACGTTCTACGCTAGATTCCGGGCATAACGCCTAAATTTTATCCTGTTTTTATACTGTTCACATGTTTTAAGGCTCCGGCATTTTTACCGGGGTTATTTTTTTGCCTGAAACTCTTTGGGCTCAAGCTTAGAAGGTTCACAAATATGCCAAATATCCCTGATAGTAGAGCCCCGGCCACAGCTCGATTTGAATTGCCAGATGAAAAGATTAGTGCTGTTACGGGTGGTCTTTCCAAGCTTTCAAAAGCTATTCATGAAAAAGACGAAAAGGAAAAACAAGCAGAAAATGCGCGTAAACAAAAGCTCGCTATTACTGATGTTGATAGTGTGGAGAGCGCAAAAGATGAAGGCTTCATCGAAGGCGTGAAATCTGATCTGAGAGACGCATCTGAATTTATGCAGGAAAAGCTGCGTGATATCGATCTTTATGAAGAAATGTCCGAATTTACTTCTGGTCTTTATCAGGGAATAAGGGAGCAGCTTGGCTTTACAGACAGTTCGCCAGCAAAAATTGATGAAGAAATCAAAACGGCCTATGAGGAACAAAAGGCTGGCATGTTAGCGCGGCAGAACTTCAGAAATGAAGATGAGGTCGCCGCCTTTAGTCAGCGGTTTGACGAAAAAGCTCGTTTTGATCAGCAGTCTCTAAGGGCTTCTAAACAACAAATTCTCAAAGAAAGAATTCATGCGACTGTAGATCGTCACATCGAAAAGTACGGTTCCGGCGTTGTTACTAATCCGGATACTCTGACCGACGCCATTATCGTTATTGATAGCAACATCAATGATCTGGCGCCGGGAATAGGGCGTGAGGTTGCGGTTGAAAAAAGTAGAGAAGCACGTAGAAGTTTTCTGTCTTTTGCGCTTCAGGGACACGCGAAACAAGGGAATTATGACGCATTACAATCACTGTTGGATGGTGTTGACCCGGCAACAGGGGCAGAGATCAACATTGATGAATATGTGAACAACGAAGATAAGGGATATTTTCAATCCATCGCCTCAAAAGGCATTGTCCGCAATGAAGCCACGAAACTTCTGGATGATATTTCAGCTGCTGGGCTGTCCGAAGAACATTTACTTAGAACGTTGGAATATTATCCCGATCAATTAATCGGCAAGGAAGCAAATCTTCTCTGGAAAAATCAACGACGCCTTCAGGCTAAAGAACAAAGAGAGAGAATAAAGGGGCAGCGTTATTCAGGCTGGAACTATCTTGTCGAAAACAAAGGAAATATTGATGTTAATGATCTTTCTCTGGACTTGTCAGACGAGGATAGAGAGACATTCATTCGTTATGTAGATGAATTATCTGACAGGCAGTTGGGGTTATACCGGCCCGATCATTCTTTGGGCAAGAGAGCCGTTTATGAAGTCAAAAAATTACAATTAGCAGACCCTGAAAATTTCGGTGATCGGGATTTATCCGATTATTTTAAATTTATGTCTCCTCATCAAATTGGTCAAGCAGTGGCAATGCAGGAAGGTGAACTTGATGCAAGAGATGCTGCCAACTTTAAAATGCGAGATAGGGTAGCTTTTCAAGCATGGAAAGCGGCAACTGGTAAAAGCGTTTTAGAGCAAGAGGATAAAGAAAGTTTTATCGACTTTAGAATAAACTTGGATGAGCGGGTTGATGAACATAATGGAACACAAGAAGAGCCCGCAACACCTACTGATGTCGAGAGAATAGCCAATGACATGGCGGCGAATGGTGAGATGGTTCAGCCAGAACGTGAGGGTGATGTTATTCGCGGTGGGGAGGGGCGTGATGTTTTTGGTGGTAGTGGAGGTGAAAGTTTAAATGAATATGAGGAGTTGGGTAATCATAAAGTTCCAATAAATGATATTGCTCATCAAGAGGGACTTGAGGGAAGAAAGACAGACAACAATCTGATAAATGGTATGCATTATAGTAATTTTATCAGAGATGCTTTGGCGACAAATCTTCGTTTGGATAAATCATCTCCGGAAAACCAACAAGCTGTTGATATGTACTATAATAGCTATGAAGAGGCTCCTTTATTTAAAGCAGCACCCGCGTCAGAGCAAAATAAAGAAATTTCAGCACTAGTTAATAATCTTGGTATCCTCCCGAGTTCTGTTAAAAAAAGAACAATAGATGACATTAATTCAGGCGATCCTGATCGTATTTTAAGAGCGGCTGATTTAAATACGAAACTTGAAAATCTTGAAATTGAAGTGTCGCTGGATATTGCTGATTTTGAGCAAAGCAGACTCAGAATGATTAGTACGATGATAGGTGCAGGTGTAGAGCCTAAGGATGCAGTGGAAAGAGCTAAATTTTTAGCTGATCCTGCTAATGAAAAACTTATTCAAACACGTACTAAAAAATATGAGGAAATGGTTGAAAATAACCCATTTGGTGCACTTCTATCTGGGTATGAGTTTAGTGCTGGCAATGGGTACTTGACGGACTTCTTTAAACCTTATTTCGCAGAGATACCACTTTACTTAAGAGAGGAATTGGAGGTTGAATTAAATGGTCTTTTGAAGAGAGAGTATCTTTTGACAGGAGATATCAGGCATCCTAACGAATATGCTCAAGAAAAGATGGTGAAAAACTGGGGGCAGAGCATAGTAAATGGCTCAAAGGAATTTATGAAGCATCCTCCCGAGATGTATTATACCAGTAATGGTTTTGAGAAGAATGATAAGGGAATTTGGGGGCCTCAAAAAAGAAGGCAGTTTAAGAAAAATTATTGGGGAAACTGGGGACATAGTAATGGATCAATATCGGATCAGAATGCTGCAACACATATAGCTGATAAATTAGAGAAAGATCTTATTTCGATGGGTGTACCGAAAGATGTTGATACATTTTTGGTAGCGGATGACAGAACAGATGATGAAGCTCGAAACAATCTTTTCCCATCGTATAAAATTCAATTTTCCGATTTGAAACAATCATCAAACTTTTCGTTAGAGGATTATCGGTGGAACCCAAGAGATGGTTTCTTTGCGATTAAATAGCTTCCAGATGAATTGTTCACCTCCAACCCATCATCTATAATCGTTCTTGGATAAACAGGTCTCAACCTCTGCTTTTTAGCGGAGGTTTTTTTATTGGGAAAATCTGACATGACTATTTCTGCGACACCGCGGAGGGCCTCTTACACAGGGGATGGCTCTACGGTAACCTTTGCTGTGCCTTTCAAGTTTCTTGCCGACAGCCACCTCAAGGTTGTTGTGACGACGACAAGCGGGGTTGAGACCGTTGTAACGCCAACGCAAATCAGTGGGGCGGGATCGGAAAATGGTGGTTCCATCACGCTTTCCTCTGCACCTGTTAACGGGGATACGATCACAATCCTTGGGGCGACACCGTTGGAACAGCAGACTGATCTTGCTGTATCAGATGGGATGCCAGCCGATGTCATAGAGACTGCTGTTGATTTGCTGACCATTCAAAATCAGGAACAGGATGTACAGATTGGGCGGGCGATTAAGCTACCGGTTGCCTATTCGGGTGATGAATTACAGTTCCCAGCCCCTGTGCCCAATGAAGTTCCTTATTACGACGAAAACGGCAAGCTGGTGATGTCATCAGTTGGCTTTAGCACCTTGATGTCAACAGTCCAGGATTTGATCAATCTGGCCAATGACAGTGGTCAGGCGCATACACATGATTTTTCCGTTTTGACAGGGACTGATCAGGTTCTTTTAGCCAATTTATCTCGTGTTTTGGGGGTGAGCTATCCGACCACCGTGAATTCATATGGCAATACGACGGACAACCCGGTGATTGATCTCACCAAGACTTTTCTGACATCGATGACCAATAATGGAAGCGGGGTTATTACCGCAGACAAAGCCAACAATAATGCTGTCGATGTCTGGTTAACCAATGGTCCGACCGCCGGAGTGGTGGATATGTCCAGTTTTGATTATGTGAAGGGATCATTCGGCGTGGGTGACGGCGTGATCACCATCATGCATATGTCCACAGTAAACGGTATCGCCCGTGTCGCGTTGGAGGTGCTGGAATGAGAGCGCTTTATTCAGGAGCTGATGGCTGGAAAAACGATCTTACTAACTCCCTTGCATTATCAGCCGGAAAGAAGCTGACCTATACCCCGACAGTCACAGGCAATCGCCGTCAATTTACAATCATGATGAACGTACGTCGGGTGCGTCATGGGGTTATAGAGTATCTGGTATCGGCAGGATCAGCGTCTACGCTCTATTTTCACTCTGACGATACACTACGTTGGGGTGGGACAGCAGCAACCGGTTCGCTTCATACATCACGTAAGTTCCGCGATACTGAATGGATGTTCATTGGTTTTGCTTTTGATAGTGTAGCACGAACAATGAAGATGGTAGTCAATGATGAGGAAATTGACAGCTTTACTACTAATACATTACCGACTGCGAACTATCAGACTTTCTTTAATTACAATGGCTCAATAACAGAGCTTGGTGGTTATAACGGTGGGGCTGGACTAGTCGAAGCCAATGTTTCCGATTTCGTTCTTCTCGACGGCGAAGTTCTGACGCCACAAGAAATGATCAACTACCGAACACAAAATGTGCCATTCGGTAATAACGTCATCACGACGACCAAGAAGTTCACGACTGAAGATAAGCAAGAGCGATATATCTCGCTTTATAGAAACGATTCGGCGAGTAATACAACCAAGATCCTAGATGAGGGCAAGTATGTTGAACGCTCAACATCATCTTGGGATACCATCCATTCTGACGTCTTACCAAGTACAGGTAGATATCTGATTGAATTTGGATTAGGGGCCGACGCATTTAATGCCGTAGTTGGTATCGGCCCGGCTGAAAATACAAGCCCAAGAGGTGGGTTCACCACAAATACATTTGGTAATTTTACTGGCATAACATTTAGTGGATCGTCTCTAAAATCCTTCAACAATGCCAGCACAACGATTGACCCACCAGAATGGGGTGCCAATGTTACACATGACATGTTCTCAATGTATATTGATATGGATGCTAGAACGGCAATCCTTGCAATTAACGGGGTAGAATTACCTACAGTTCATTCAATAACTTCTGGTGATGTCCGATATTATATAGACTTACACAGCTTGAATCCCGGCGCATCAGTGAACTTCGGGCAGACCGATTATAAATACCCTAAAGCTGGTTACGGCCCGCTTAAAGAACCTAATCCGCCTGAACTCGAATACGGTCCTAACGGCACTCAGTTATTGTTTGAGGATGCTAGTGATCTTGGCAAATCCACTGTGGGTAATCTTGTGTCGTGGAGCCTGACGGGGATTACCTCTGATGATCAGTTAACAGATACGCCTGGTGATCCTTATGCGATCTTGAGTGCTATAGCGACCTATGGAACAGGCGTTGATATATCCAGAGGTGGTCTACGCTCTACTACGAATGGTTCCGCCAACAATAGAGGGAGCTACGCGAGTTTTACCTCTTCGCATAAAATTTACTGTGAAGCGGTTTTTGAAGCTTCTGCGGCAGATAACAATGGTGGTATAGGTTTAGGTCCTATCGGTATTGTTCCCGGTGAGTCTTCTGATTCATTTAGATGGATGTCAGCTTCCACTCAGCGCAAAGGTGGTGTTAAATCGGCTCTCGGTACAAACATCACTGCGGGTCAAACTGTGATGATCGCTTTTGATCCTGCAACAGGTAATGCTTGGATCGGTAAAGAAGGAACATGGATCGGCGGGGGAGATCCTGCGGCTGGCACAAGTCCGACAGTGACTGGTCTGGCATCCGATTGTGTGCCTTCTAGTTACCACTATAGTACGTCTGCATACATTGTCTTTAACTTCGGCCAGAAGCCTTTTACCTACACACCCCCAAATGGCTTTAAGGAACTCAAAAGCTCCAACCGCGAAACTCCTCAATACCACGGGCGTGACAAGTTTGATGTAGTTCTTCGGTACGCCGATCATATCGAAACTAAAGTCTATCCGGCTGTGAAGCCCACTGCTGTTTGGACCAAATCCCGAAACGGTGCCTATAGCCACAGTCTCTATGACGTTCTTCGAGGGGCTGGAAAATATCTCAGGCCGGATGTACATGATGCCGAGGGTGATTATATCGAAACGCTCAAGTTATTTGAGGATAATGGTTATACACTTGGTACATCAAATGAGAGTAACCGAGCGGGTAATAACTATGTTGATTGGCTGTTTGGGCTTGATGGTACAGAAGTCACCAATAACGACGGCACAATTCCATCACAAGTGATTGCTGACAGTTCTGGTTATATGTCACTCGTTGAACATGTGGGAGATGGCCAGACAACAAGCACAGTTGGGCATGGTTTAGGGGATGTTCCTGAACTTATTATCTCTAAAAACTTAGAAACAACACAGGATTGGGTTGTTCATAGTGGTATCATGACGACAGGCTGGATTGGGTCTGATAGCTGGCTAAAATTACACACCGGCAGTGGACAAGTGACAGGGACTTTACTTGGAGCAGATCCGACTTCCGAAGTTTTCCAACCTATTAACAGTAGAAATAACGGGAATGGTCAGCGTCACTTGCATATCCTTTTCCGTTCTGTTGATGGTCTCTCAAAGATATTCAGCTACAAAGGCACTGGATCGTCTACGAACGGTCCCAACATTGATCTTGGCTTCAAAGCAAGATGGGTGATGTTTAAACGCATTGATAGTAGTGGTTCTTGGTGGATCTATGACACCGAGCGCGACACGATACAGCCAATGGATGTTAAGCTTCGCGCGGATGATTCAACTACAGAGTTAACAGCCTCACATCAGATTGATTTTAATGCCGATAGCTTAAAGCTACGTATGAACAACGCTGACTTCAACGCCAGCGGAGCCACATACATTGGCCTCGCTATCGCAGATGTTGCTGGTGGCGGCAATCTTCCAGCTATTTTGGGGAATTAATCATGAAATATGTAATTGAAAAAAATAGTTCTGCTGTTTCTCAGATAAGCGTTTGGACGCCTTCACTGGCAAATAAATGCCATCTTGTTGGAAATAGTCAACCACCAAAATCATTGCCCTTTGAACTGAAGGGTGGTGCTAATCTTCGATTGGTTCGCACAGTTAAGGTTAACCCTAATCCTTATCAATATGTTGTAGATGATGGCGGGGCCCTTGTCGGGGATGAGTGGGTAATAATCCAATCTTTACAAGATAAATCGCAAGATCAAATTGCAAAGCAAAAACGGGATGAAATTAACCCGGAAGCAGCTCGGCGAATAGAGGAGATTGCCCCGCTCTGGAAACAGGTTCGCGGTGGGGAGCGAGCTATTCAATTAATCGAGATAAAAAGCGACCGAGAATGGACACAAAACGAAGCTGCTGAAGCTGCGTATCTAAGAACCAAACGAGCCGAAATTGAAACTATCAGACAAAAATCAAACGACTTGATGTCCATGCCAGATGCCGAACTGGTGAATGTGGATGTTTTTAATGATGTCACATGGGAAGCGTCATGATCGAAACCTTAATGAAAGGAGAAAATATGGACAAGCTGTTGGGGGTGACTGCTGTATCTACTCCTTTATGGTTTCACTACTTTAACACTGGTGTTGCTATTTGTATTGGTATTGGAGGCGTGTTGTTACTTGGGTTCAGGATAGCGAAAGCTCGGCAAGACTATTTAAAAGCTAAAGAGGAAAGGGCAAATCATGATAGAACTTAATTGGTCAGACTTCCCCAACTTCTCGGTATCAGAGTTCGCCTGCAAGTGCGGCTGTGGTCGCGCTGATATGAATTCTGAGTTTATGGCAAAGCTGCAAGATCTTCGTAATCAAGTCGGGCCTTTGGAAATCACAAGTGGCTTCCGTTGCAAGAATCACCCTGTTGAGAAAAATAAGAAAAGGCCGGGCGCGCACTCTGCAGGACTTGCAGCTGATATCGCCCCGCTTAAAGCTCGACGTTACGATCTGCTCACCACTATTAGCGACATGCGTTTTAAAGGCATTGGGGTTGCTAAGAATTTCATTCACATAGACGAGGGCCACCCATACGCATATCGTCCCGCGTCTTGGAGTTATTAGGGAGGTTATTGATTATGAAAGATATACTGATGACAGTCGCTTTTGTAGCGGCTTTTTTTATGTCTGCTTGCACGACACCGGGCGGTAATCGCCTGAGTGCTGAACAACAAGTGCAGATTACCTGCGAGGGCATTATTTCAACGGTGCGTGTGCTTGCTGGCTATCGCGCAGCGGGTGAGTTGTCAAAAGAAACGGTGAAGACTGTATCTGACCTGATGCCATCTACTGTGAAGCTCTGTTCTGGTGAGGTAACGGATTATGCATCTACGCTGACCACTTTGCAGGAAACGGCTTTTATCCTTCTGACTGTAAAGAAAGGTGTTGAATCATGAACCCGGCAACCATCGCAACTGTAAACGCGCTTGTGGAAATTGGTGTGTTTGCTTTTAAATCAATCGCAGCCGTTCAGAATGGCGATAAAACGCCTGAAGAGATCCGCGCAGAGTGGCCCAGTATTTCCGCAAAACTGGGCGATGCCTGGGCAGCTTGGGAAGCGGCAGAAAAATCCAATGGCTGATGGCTACGAGTTTACACCTGAATATGATCTGGCCCAGATTAAAGCATCTCGCCCAAGTGGCGGGGTGCTGGTCTGGGTATCGCCTGAAGATCCTGATAACCCTTTTACCGCTGCTTGTGCTCACAAGATCACAGGGCCAAGGGGTATGGTCGTTACTGTTCCGGGTGGATTTAACTATGACGGCGCATCTGTGCCTCGTTCTTTGTGGTGGTTTATACCAAGAGCGGATGCACGTTTCTTCAGGGCGGCAACGTTGCACGATTTATTATATGCAAATCGGGAAGGTTCACGCGCTGTTGCTGATGCTATTCTTCGGATTGTCGCAGAACAGGACCGTATGCCGTGGCTCAAGCGGTGGGCGGCTTATATTGCTGTTCGGCTTGGTGGTCGGATTGCTTGGGATGGGGATTGACTTTCAGAAACGGACATTCAATAAGATTATTTTGCTCAATTTTATTGAGTGCCGTATGTCCTGATTAAAGGTCTTGAATGGCAAAATATTTAACAACTGGTGGCGCGATAAAATAGGTTATTTGCTGCTGCATAATACCATTCTCTGTGATGAATTCAATATAGGCTTTAAGTTCTTCAATAGACGTCCAGTCTTCATCAATAAGCATTTCTTCTCTAGGGTGTGGACTCAATTGATCCATGAT